CATACGATAAAGAACGATTAAAAGAACTTGGTGCTTTTTGGGAAAGTTTAAATGATAAGAATCGATGGGGTGGTAATTGGAAATTTGTAGATACACCACATTTTGAAAGACAAGAATAATGAAAAAGGTTTTATTTTTTTTTACTATTGGTTTTATTGTATTCGGTTGTACTTCTAAAAAGATTGTTACAGAGTATAAAGATAGGGTTGTCAAAGATACGATTTTCACCACTCGAACGATAAAAGAAGTAGAACGTTATACAGACACATTAACTGTTGAAGAACCTTGTGATAGTTTAGGTAATTTAAAGCCTTTTAAGCAAGTTTTAAAGATAAAGCAAGGCTCAATACTAATAGAAGGTAAAAACGATAGTATAACAGCTAAAATTGATTTAAACGGATATAAGAGTATATTAGATAAAACTTATAAAGTAAAGTATGAAAAACTATTAAAAGAGAGTAGTAAGGAAGTGGTTAAGTTTAAGACACCTCTTTGGATGTGGATAACAATAATCTTCCAAGCTATAGTTATTATTCTTTTAGTAAGGATTAAGTTCTTTTAGTGTATAAAAAAAATAGAGCCATACCTTGTATGACCCTATCTCTGACAACCTATGAAAACTAACAGATTTGTTAGCATTAAAAACAATCTCTATGCAAATATAAGTATTATTTATTTAAGTAATGTTAAGAAAACGTTAAATATGAAGTCAGAAGAAATAAAACCAAATGATGGTAGAAGAAATAACAGTAGGAAGAAATCAATACCATTAAGTAAAGTACCAGATAGAGAACGTAGTAATGTTCCTGCAAAGAATTATGCTAAGAAGAAAAGAACTAAGCAATACGCTAAGAAAGCATTAAAGAATGTATTTGGTAGTGAAGTAGAAGCATTTGAAGCACTTGCTAAGAAAGCTAAAGATACAGGTAATGTAAATGCTTATAAGATGTTATTTGACTATGCTTATGATGATGAAAAGGATGTTAAGCCTGTTACTAATAATGCACCTGTAATTAACTTCTTTGGGAGTAGTAATCCAACATTAGAGGAAAAGACTATTGATGTAGAACATAAAGAGGTAGATGATGAAGATTAATTCAATTATTTTTTGTATATTAGCGTTATGGAAAAATTTAGAATAGTCGAAGGACATAGTGATTACAGTGTTAGTAACAAGGGTAGAGTTTATAGTTATAAATCTGATAGGTTTTTAAAACCATCATTAAATTCTGATGGGTATTATCAATTAAGGCTTGATGGTAAATGCTATAAGGTTCATAAATTGGTAGCTATGGTATTTTTAAACCATAAATCTACAGGTAAGAATAAACATTTAGTTATAGACCATATTGATGGAGATAAATCTAATAACAATCTTGATAATTTAAGAGAAGTATCTCCAAGACGTAATAGAGAAAACTACACCTCAAAAATCAAATCGTCAAGTAAATATACAGGTGTTTGTTGGGATAAGTCGAGGAGTAAATGGGTTGCTTCAATAAAAATTAATGGTAAACAAAAAAACTTAGGTAGGTTTAATAATGAATACGATGCACATTTAACCTACGAGAATAAATTAAAGGAAATAAATGGCTAAGAAAGATATAAAAATTTGCGACAAGTACAAACCACTATGGACTTCTGATAGTAGATACTTTATAGTTTCTGGTGGAAGGGGAAGTTCTAAGTCTTTTAGTGTTTCATTAAGATTACTAACTTTAACTTACGAAGAAGGACACAAGGTATTATTTACAAGATATACCTTAACATCAGCACACACCTCTATTATACCAGAGTTTGTTGAAAAGATAGATTTAATGGGTAAAGGTCAAGATTTTAGAGTTACTAAAGATGAAATATACAACCTAAAAACAGGCTCATCTATAATTTTCAAGGGTATAAGGACAAGTAGTTCAAATCAAACAGCTGCTCTAAAATCTCTTAATGGTATTACTACATTCGTTGTTGATGAAGCAGAAGAATTAGATGATGAAGAAACGTTTGATAAGATAGATTTATCTGTTAGAGCAATTACTAAACAGAATAGGGTTATCTTAATATTAAACCCTGCGACTAAAGAGCATTGGATTTATAAGAGGTTCTTTAGAGATGCTTTAGTTACTGATGGAAGTAATTTAACAAAGAAAGGTGTTACATACATACATACTACTTATAAAGACAATAAGGCTAATTTACCTGATTCTTTCTTACAGACTATTTACAAGACTAAAAAGAATAACCCAAGTAAATACTTACACCAAATCTTAGGAGGTTGGAAAGAAAAGGCAGAGGGTGTTATTATAAAGAATTGGAGAGCAGGAGAGTTTAGGGAAACAGATATAACTTGTTATGGGCAAGATTTTGGTTTCTCTTTAGATGATACTACATTAGTTAAGGTAGCTGTAGATGTACCTGAAAGAAAGGTTTGGATAAAAGAGTGTTATGGTAAACCTAATCTATCTACAACTGATATAATAAGACTTAATAAGGCTTATGCAGGTAATAGCTTAATCATTTGTGATAATTCAGAACCAAGACTTGTAAGAGAGTTAAAGAATGCAGGACTAAATATTAAACCTACTATTAAGAAAGCAGGTAGTATATTAAGTGGTATAGCTTTAATACAAGACTATGAATGGATTATAGATAAAGAAAGTACAGGTATTATTAAGGAAGTAAACAACTATGCTTGGAAAGATAAAGGTACTGTACCTATAGATAAGTTTAACCACTTTATTGATGCTATTAGATATGCTATGATGTATTTGGTTCAGGGTAAAAGTTCAGGAATTTACCACATAAGATAGCTAAGTGAAACCCTCTCAAAAAGGGTTGAACGTATTAAACTTTTCTTAAACACTAAAAAATAAATATATCTCTTTTTTTTAAATAGCACCTTTTCCAATTCCACTTTGCGTTATCAATCACTTGACGACCCTCTTTGGGGAGGTCGTCTGCGTTAGACTACTTAATAGTAGTTCTAAAACAAAAATAAGCAAATTTAAACCAAAAGTTTTATTTATGCAAGACTTATTTTAAAAAGTTATTAACAATATTTCTATGTTATTAACAATCTTGTTTATTAAATTATTTTTACTATATTTGCATTATAAAATTAATAATTATGATAGCAACATTAAGAAAACTTACAAGAAAGTCTACGTTAAAAGTAGGTAAACACAAAGACCTTACAGTACAAAGAGTATTGGATTTAGGCAAGAAGAAAGATTTAGTATATTTATACTTTAATACGTCTAATATGACGTTTATGGATGATATATTAGATGAACTTAGGATAACAGAGGAATTTAGAATAAGCAAACCAAGTAAGAGTAGAAGTGCTTATAATAACTTTCTTAATGAATCTTATTACTACACTAATAAAAATAACAGAGGTTATGGTTCAGATAAACTGATTAAGAGAAAAGAAACTCTTAGCAAGGCTGTGTTAAAATATAAAAATCAGAAATTTATTTAAAATAATTGTAGATAATTAAAATATTTTTTGTATATTGCAACAAATTAATGACAATGAAAACATTAAATGAGTTTAAAGGTTATAAATGGTGGGAACAAAATAACCCTGCGTATAGAGAAGCTTGTTTTAGACAAGCTACAAGAGAATTAGTTGAGTTGAAAGGGAAATTTGACTACTTTATTAAGATGACGCAAGAACATAAATTAGATAATTAAATTATGCCACATAGTAAAAATAAAGGAAGTTCTTACGAAAGAAAATTAGCTAAAGAGTTTAGAGAGTTTGGTTTTGAAGACTGTAAGACGTCAAGATTTGAAAGTAAGATGTTAGATGATGCAGGTGTAGACTTAACAAACACAGGTATCTTTAATATACAAGCAAAGGCAGTTGAGAGGCTATCACCAAGCTATCACGAAATACTAAAGAGTATGCCTACAGATAACAACTACAACGTTATCTTTCATAAAAGAAATCATAAAGGAGAAGTAGTAGTTATGACTAAGGAAGACTTCTACGATATACTACAAATGTTAATCAATTTAGATATAGTAAATGTTAGATAAGGTAGCAGAATTACACAGTTTATGGATGAAGTGCTGTATTAACTTTGGTTGTAATTACCAAGATGCACAAGACATAGTACAGGAAATGTACTTAAAGATTTCTAAGGTAGAGAATAAAGATAAGTTTAAATATGGTCAAGATGATATAAATAAATACTATATCTATATGACTTTAAAAAACTTATTCATAGACATTAAAAGAAAGAAACTATTAACTGATTCTTTATTACTTAATGATGAATTAGATTTACCAGAAGATGTTAATTATGATTATGCAAGAGATGCAGCGTTAGAAGACATTATAAACGATATAAGAAAGGATTTGTCTAAGAAAGACCAATTTATACAAAAGTTATTTGAATTGTATTATAGAGTACCTATTAATAGTAATGTATCTTACTTCTCTAAAGAAAAACTATCTCAACAGAAAATATCTGATGATGCCAATGTAACAAAGTATTCTGTGTCTGAGAAGTTAAAGAAACTAAAGAAAGAGTTAAGAGAAAAATACAAGGAAAATATAGAGGATTTTTTTAACGGCGATTATGATAAATTGTAAAGAGGTTAGAGATTGTTGGATTAATGGTATATTTATATCACCAGTAGTAGTCAACAGTATGCAAGATGTAAGAATAGATGTTTACAACATAGAGAACGGAAAGTTGATAACAAGAAGAAAAGGTACTACAATCTTCAAGCAAAAGACAAAGAAAGAGAAAGAAAAGATTTACGAAACAATATTAGAAGCATATAAACATTATTATAACAAATTATGAAAAAAGACAAGTATTACAAAGATTTAGAAAAAAAAGGTTACTACGATAGCATAGACAAACGTTCTAAAGACTATAGGGAGTATAAAGAATGGAAAGCTAAATTCCAAGAGAAAGAAGAAGTAGGTTTAGGTGACGTGGTAGAAAAGATTACTAAAGCTACAGGTATTAAGAAGGTTGTAGAAGCTATTACAGATGATTGTGGTTGTGAAGAACGTAAAGAGAAACTTAATAAGTTTAGTGTTTGGGGTAGAAGAAAGTTAAATTGTATCTATGAGGAAGACTATAACTGGTATGTTTCAGAAAACATTAGAAAAAAGTCAAGATGGAAGTTTAATGAAATAGAAAGATTAGTTTCTGTTTACAACAGTATATTTAATACTAAAATGAAGCCAAGTAGTTGTTCTTCTTGTGTAAAAAGCTACCAAGAGAACTTAAATAAGTACATAGAAATTTATAACAGTTAAGATGCGATTAATATTAGATGAAATGAAAAAATGCAGTAAATGCAAAGAACTAAAAAGTTTCTCCTTATTTTATAAGGGTAAAATATTTAAAGATGGGTATAGACCTTCTTGTAAAAAATGTGATTCGTTATCAAGGGATATTGAAAAGAGAGATAAATATAATAAAGATTATTGGTTAAAAAACAAAGAGAGATTAAGTAAGAGAAATAAGGAATATCGTAAAAAAAACAAAGAAAGTTTAGCTAAATACCAAAGTGAGTATAGTAAGAAGTGGTATCAAGAAAATAAACAGAGAATAAACAAAAGGAATAGAGAGCGAAAAAAAACGGATATTCTATACAGATTAAGGCGTGATATATCAACATATACTTCAAGGGCATTAAAAAAAAGAGGTTACACTAAGAAAAGTAAAACACACGAGATAATAGGTATTGATTATTATGGTTTAAAAATACACTTAGAAAATCAATTTACAACTGGTATGAATTGGGATAACAGGTCTGAATGGCATATAGACCATATAGTGCCACTATCATCTGCTAACACAGAAGAAGAATTAATTAGATTATGTCATTACACTAATTTACAACCCTTATGGGCTGAAGATAATTTAAAGAAAGGAGGTAAGTTATCAGACTAATATTAGATGCAGATTCTTTAATTTATTCAGCTTGTTTTAATGTAGAAACATTAGATGAGGCTAAGAATAAGTTTGATAACTATTTAGGCTACGTTTTAAAGGATTTAAGCGACATTTGTGAGTTCGATGATATTTGGATATGCAATGGCTCTAAAAACAACTTTAGAGTGGCTTTAAATAAGCAATACAAGGCTAATAGAACACAAGAAAGACCTGCATTTTTGTCAGAGTTACATAATCACGTAAAAAAAGAGTTTAATTCTTATTGGGTTGATGGTTATGAAACAGATGATGTTGTTGCTACCTTATGGAAACAATCTTGCGATGAATTAGGTGAGAATAATGTAATTATCGCTGCTAATGATAAAGACTACAAGCAATTTCCTTGTTGGTTTTTTGATACTTACTACTCCAGAAGAGAGTTGGTTAAGATAGAAGATTTTGAGGCTAAGTATAACTTTTATCATCAAATGATAATGGGAGATACTGCTGATAATGTAAAATACTTTAAAGGTTATGGTAAAGCTAAAGCACATAAAATACTTAAAGGTGCTAAAACAGAGTTTGCTTTAATCAGAAGAGTTTATAGTTTATTTTTAGAGTTCTATAAAGATGAAGCTAAAGATAAATTTAATGAATGTAAAAAAATGTTAAAATTAGTAACTAACGTAAAAAAAATCAAACAGTATGAATCGTTCAAACAGGTATCGTCTATCTAAAGACGAAGAACAAATGCTTATGAATTACAGGCAGAACAATCAAGAATCAAGAGTATTAGTTATAGGAGACACACATTGTCCTTTTGACTTAGATACTTATTTAGACTTCTTAGTAGATACTTACAATAAGTATAATTGTAATAGAGTTATACATATTGGAGATGAGATTGATAATCATTACTCAAGCTATCACGAAACAGATGCTGATGGTTTAGGTGGTGGAGATGAGTTAGATTTAGCTATCAAGAGATTAAATAGGTATTATAAGCAATTTCCTAACGTTGAAGTTATGATAGGTAATCATACTCGTATGGTGGCTCGTAAGGCACAAACAGGTGGTATACCTAAGAAGTGGATAAAAGATTATAATGATGTTTTAGAGGTGCCTAATTGGGATTTTAAAGTATCTACAGAGATTGATGGTGTTAAGTATGTTCACGGTGAAGGTGGTACTGCCAGAAGCAGGGCTAAGATGGATATGCAGTCTACAGTTCAAGGTCACTTGCATACTCAGCTTTATTCAGAGTATATGGTAGGTAATAACTCAAGAGTTTTTGGACTACAGTGTGGGTGTGGAATAGACCACGAGAGATATGCTTTCGCTTACGCTAAAGCTGGTAAAAAACCAGCAATCGGCTGTGGAGTTGTAATAGGTGGTCACACTGCTATAGCTGTACCAATGCAATTAGAAAAATACGGGAAGAAATCTAAATTTAAGTAGTATGAACAATAAGGTAGTTTACTTGCATAGAAAAAAAACAAATAATGAGATTTTTTATGTTGGTATGGGTAGTTTAAAAAGAGCTAAACATAAACACGGAAGAACTAATCACTGGGTTAATACTGTTAACAAATACGGTTACATTGTTGATGTTGTTGCAAGTAAACTATCTATTGATGAAGCCTTAGAGTTAGAAGAGTTTATAATTTCAGAGATAGGACTTAGTAATTTATGTAATCTTTCTTCTGGAGGTGACCATCCAAGATTCTCAGAAGAAACAAGAAAGAAAATGTCTAAAATGAGAAAAGGTGTTAGTAATCACACTCCGTTGAGTATAAAAAAGCAAGTAGAGTCTTTTAGAAGTAATGTAGAATACATAAAAAAACTATCAAATAGTACATCGAAAAGAAACAGAGAAAATAATCCGTGCGTAAAGCACGGTGTTAGATGTGTTAATGATGGTAAGGAGTTCTTTAGTGTGAGAGAAGCTGGTAGGTATTACAATATAGACAATAGCTACTTATCAAAACACTTAAGAGGAATATATAAAGAAGTTAAAGGTCTAATTTTTGAAAGAATTTAATTAATGAACGAGAAATCAACTATAGATTTCATAAACAGTAACTATGGAACTAATCTTATTCTTTGTAAGGATAGTTTTAGTTCCTATGATGCTGAAGATAGTAATTATATTGTTGAGATAAAGAACAGAAGAAAGTATTATAGTGATAAGCTAATAGAATGCCTTAAACTGTTTAAGAACTACCAGTCATCTCAATTAAAAGACAAAATATTCATCTATGTTGTTACAGATGAAAAAGGGATATACATATTTAATATAACTAAAAATATAGGTGTTATTTTAAATAGTAATCCAATACCTTTTAAGTGTCCTAAGACAACAGACTTCAATAAAAACAGTAAGATAACAAAGTATAGTTATGTGCTAAAAGAAGGTCTTGCTTCAATGAAAAAACTTTTTTAACGTTTCGTTAACACTTATTAATAAAATAATCTGTAGATTTGTAGTGTGAAATAACAATAACATTAATATATAAATAAAATGAAAGGAACAAATTGGAACTCTGCAACAGGAGAATACACAAAGATTGTAAACGCAGAAACACAAGAGAAAGCTAATAAAGCTAACTTATTAAAATCAAAGTATAACGCATCTGTTAAAGATATTGCTTACATTCTTAATTTAAGTGAATCAAGAATAAGAGAATATTTAAGAGAATTATGAAAACAGTATTAATAATATTAATAGTGCTATTTATTGTAGCATACTTAAAAACAAGAAAAATATGAGAAGTACACAATTACATTATGAAACAGGTAAAGATTACGATATTATAGACGTGTGTAAAGATTACGCTCTTAACTTTAACAGAGGTAACATACTTAAATACGTAGCAAGAGCAGGTAAAAAAGATGATGAATTACAAGACTTGCGTAAAGCATTAGATTATCTGCAAAGAGAGATAGCTTATTTAGAGCAAAAGCAGAAAGAGTATATTAGAGAACGAATAGATAGATAATACTTATGAGTTGGTACAGTAAAAGAAAGGATTTAATCAAGTATCAGCACGAAGTAAACTATACAGATGCTTATACTAAAGAAATGGATACAGAAGGCTTAAAAGTGCTTAAATGGTCTATGTTCGATAGTCCAGATAAGTTAGGTAGTGGTAAAATGTTTATGGAAAGTGAACCTGTGTTTATATTAGATGAAGCATTAAGAAAAGAAAGGTTACAAGCATTCATAGAGTTAGGTTACACTTCTAAGACTTATGCAGATAAGATTAGATTAAATACTGATAGTGCACATAGGTTAGGTAAAGCTGTTAAATTTAGATGTATTAACCCTAATCAAAGGTTTAGACTTGTAAAACAACTTATTCTTCATAGAATAGAAAGAATACACTTATTTAATGAAAGTATTTATTTTGACACTGATAACTATATTAAGAAACCAGAGTTATTATTCTTTTAACACTTTTTTAAGTTTTCTTTAACAATTAATAAGAAATAAAGCCTTAGATTTGTATCATAATCAAAACAATAAATTATGAAGAAACTATTAATACAGAGATTAGCACAACTTATAGATAATTTACCAAGAGGTGTTAAGAGAACTAATGTAATGAATGATTATTTAAGTTTAAAGTTATCTAAAGATGATAAGTTTTATTTAACTATGGCAGATAAATATAAGAATTATGAGTAGCAAGACATACACATTAGAAGAGATAAACTCTAAAATAAATAAGTTACACACAAAATTAGATAATCTTCTACTAAAGAGAAAGCAGATTAATAAAGACATTAATAACACAATAGACAAATTGTATTTTTGGGAAGAATTAGATGAATCACAATATAAATTATTTAACGATGAGTAAATTACAATCAACAGACAGAGTAAGAGAACATATATTACAACTACACTCTGACTACAGAAAAACACAAAGTCCTATTATATTGAAGTTAATAGACGAATGGAAACAAGTTTACATTAATAAAAAAACAGAAGAGAATGAAAGAATTAGTAGATTTTCAGTTTAGACGTATAGAAGCGTTAGACAAGAGAGTTAAAGAGTTAGAAAGGTATGTCTTGGAGTTATCTGATGAAGATTGTCCAGAAGACTACAGAAGAATAGTAAGAAGTGAAATATTAAATAAACCAATAGCAGATTAAATTATGAACATTTTAGAAAAACTACAGTTGATACAAACAACTTTACACGTTCACAAAGGACAAAGAAACAAATTCGGTAATTACAATTATCGTTCAGCAGAGGATATATTAGAGGCTATTAAGCCAATATCTAAAGAAACTAAGACAATGTTTAAGATAACAGAAGAATTAGTTGAAAGAGGTGGTTATTTAGCTATTAAATCTACAGCAACAATCTATGATTTAGAAGAGCAAGAGGTTAGCAGTATTAGTTCTGATGCTTATGCTATATTAGATTTTGATGCTAAAGGTATGCAGAACCCACAAAGAACTGGTAGTTCTTCATCTTATGCTAAGAAGTATGCATTAGGTAACTTACTATTAATAGATGATACTAAAGATAGTGATGCTGTAAATGACCATAAAGGAAGTAGTAAACCTCAATTAAAAATCAATACAGAACCATTTAAGAAGGCTTTAGAGGCAGTTAAAAATGGTAGCGTAACTGTAGAGCAGATAGAGATGAAATATACGCTTACAGCCTCTGTAAAACAAATGTTACAATCAAGAAGTAAATAATATGAATAAATTTGAATTAAAAAGAACAGACAAAAAAGACCATTACAGGTTACTTATTAATGGAGTAGATGTAACAGGCGAAAGAGAAAGAAGTGATTTTAGACACTTAGTACAAGAAATAGATAATACAATTAACGTAGGATTATAAATTAAATTAAAACCAGAAATTATGAGTGCATTAGTAAATTTCAGCTTAGACTTAAGCAAACTACCTAAAGATAAGATTATCAAGGGTAAAAAAGGGCAGTACATTAACATTACTGCAAGTATTAACGATGAAACAAAGTTTGGTAACAATGCTTCTTTCTTTGTATCTCAATCAAAAGAAGAAAGAGAAGGTAAAGAGCCTAAGAATTACTTAGGTAATGGAAAAGTTATCTGGACTGATGGAAATATTGTTCTTGCAGAGAAGGAAGAGCAATCACAACCTGCATCTGTGGTAGATAATGATGATGATTTTCTATTCTAACTAACTGGATTGAGTATAGGGTAGGTTTCGGCTTACCCTATTTTTTATTAACCTTTAAAGCACATTAATTTGGATAACCTTAGATTAGAAGAAGAAGATAAATTATTAATGCAATACATAGATGAAAAGAATGAATGTGTTGTAGATTTAACAGAGAAAATAGATAGACCTCCTGTTTGCTTAACAAAAGGAGAGAAGATTTACAGAGGTAAGAATGGATTAACTAAATTCGATATACCTTTAGCTACTTATGGTAACTTTAGTTTCGTACAAGCACCACCAAAGAGTTATAAGACATTCTTTATGTCATTACTTGCAGGTGCTTATGCTGGTGCAGATGTATCTTACATAGGAGATATACAAGCACATAGAGGAAATAGAAAGTTAATACATTTTGATACAGAGCAAGGTAAATGGCATTGTAAGAGAGTATTTATGAGAGTTGTTGATATGATTGGTGATAATAAAATACCAGACTTCTATGAAACATTCTCTTTAAGAGAACTTAACTACAATACAAGAAGACAATACATAGAATATAAGTTGCAACAAATGGTTGATAATGGAGATAAGATTGGTTTAGTTGTTATAGATGGTATTGCTGATTTAGTTTCTGATGTAAATGATTTAAAGCACAGTAACTTAGTTGTACAGTGGTTAATGGAAGTTACCTCAAGATTTAATTGCCATATTGTAACTATTATACATAGTAACTATGGTTCTGACAAACCAACGGGGCATTTGGGGTCTCTGTTAGAAAAAAAGGCAGAATTACAGTACACACTTAAAGCAAATAAAGATACTGGATGTATTGATGTTGTATGTAGAAGAACAAGGAATGTTCCATTTGAACCATTTAGTTTCAATCTAACAGATTCTAATTTACCTACAATAAGTTAAAAAGTGTTAAAATATTTGCAGGGTATATTTTTATTTTGTAGTTTAGCATAGAATTTAAAAACAATATATTATGAAAATTACAGGACAATTAAAATTAGACAGTTTATTAGAAAACTTTGATGCTTTAGACAGAGACTTTGTGTTTAAAGTAGATGAATATGAAATTGGAACAACAGACAATGAATACATCTTCGTTAAAATAGATGTTTATGTAGACTTAGATTATGAAGGAGATGTTAGAGATTATAATGTAGATGTAGAGGTATATCCAGAATACTTTGGTTCTGATGAAGATGGTGGAGAATTAGAACTTGAATTAGATGATGATGAATTAGTAGGTTTAGAAAAAGAAATACACCAACAGATAAGTTGGAAGATAAAAGCATAAGACTTTTATTCTTTGTAATCAAATAAAAAGTGTTTTAGTTAATTCTAAGGCACTTTTCTTTTTTGTTGGATAGTTAGTGTAGAAAATAAAAAGAGTGGCTTAAAACCACTCTAATTAAGTTATTCATTAATATATTCATTGTATTCGTGGAGAGCATCAATCCTTGCAATGTATGCTTCTTCTTCTGTGTCGTATTTTCCTAAGAAATATGTCTTACCTCCTAAACAAGCCTGCGCTCTGTATTTATTCTCATCAAAATACACTCCAGTATATTTACTTGTTTTATCTTTCTTATCTTTTGAGCAGTTTACCCTGTGTGTAACTAATTGCAGGTTATCTACTCTATTGTTTTGTGGATTGTTGTCAATATGGTCTACAACTACCTTATGACCACATCTTACGTGACCTAAAAATGTTTCAGCTATAAATAAATGAGACCTCATTTTATATTTACCTAAATGAGTCATTGGATAACCAGACTTATCGATATATTGTTTTAATATTTGACCTTTAAGTCCTTTAAACCTTCCCTTGCTTGATACTTTGTATCTTTTGTCGTAAGGATATTCTTTCCAGATTTCTTTCATTTTATCTCGATTTTATATGAATGGGTAATATACGAAAAAAGTTTTATATGATGGGATAAAGTTTTTAACAACTAATCTCGATTTTATATGAACGGGTACTTGGCTTTAATATGAACCCTATAACTAATTGATAATTAATTACTTGGCTTTAATATGAACCCCTATTTGGCTTTAATATAATCCCCTATCGCATAGTACTTTGCAATACATAGTACCTCACATTTGATATAGTTTTTATCTATGCTAAAATAATTTGTATAAAATTTATTTATACACTTGTTTATGTTATTTATTTTTTGTATTCGCATATGTATTCTTATATGGATGCAATTTAAAAAGTAACCAGAACACATAAAAACATAAAAAATATAACTTTTGTTTTAACTTAATTAACTGTAAATTAATTAGTTAACTATTTATTTTTACATTTTTTTATATTTTTTTGTCAATTTATTTTTTTATATCGAAAATGTATTGTAGATTTGTAACCGTAAAACAATAATTAAAATAAGTAAAATGTACACAAATAGATTTGAGGTTTATATAGAAAATGATTTTTTTATAGTAGTAGATGAACATACCAAAAAACAAGTAAGCAAAAACTATAGATATAGTAGATACGCTCACAATTTGCAATCAAAATTAGAAATTGAATATACAAAAAATAACAATAATTTATAAACCTTTAAAATAAACAAAATGACAACAAAAGAAAAACAAAGCCAATTAATTAGTAATCTAAATACATTACTTTTAAAAAATGATTTAGATAATCAAATAGTTTTTGATTTGATAGAGAATTTTTACAAGTATGGTAACGAGAATTACAACGAGGGCAAAGAAATGATTAAAGAAATTTATAATTTATAAAACTTAAAAAAATGAAACAATATAAACCAGTTAAAAACCTTTTAAGCAAAGGTACTACTAACAGCAAAACAGCTAAAAACGATATAAAAACGTTTATACTATATTTATCACCACACAATTTAAACAGCAAAAAAATTACACTATGTCCGAACGCATCAAAAGGATGCATTGCAAGTTGTTTATATAGTGCTGGTAGGGGTAAATTTTCAAACGTTCAAAAAAGTAGGATTAATAAAGCTAACTATTTTGTAAGTGACAAAAAAGAATTTATAAAACAGTTGGTTTCTGAGATTAGAAAAGAAGTAACTAAAGCAGCAAAAAACGATTATAAGGTAGCATTTAGATTAAACGGTACAAGTGATATTGATTTCGTTTACTTAATGGCAAAATACCAGGATTATCACATTAATTTAATACCATACGACAAAGTTTATTTTTATGACTACACAAAAAGTTATGCACGTGCTATTAGGTATAAAAATCATAAAAATTATACACTAACTTTTAGTAAGTCTGAAAGTAATTTAAAAGAATGTGAAAAAATAAGACTTGAAAAAGGTATAAATATAGCTGTTGTTTTTTCTGGTGAACTACCTAAAAAATATAAAAATATCAAAGTTGTTGACGGGGATAAATCAGACCTTGAAATGCTAAAATACAAAGGCGTTATTTTAGGTTTAAAAGCAAAAGGTGATGCTAAGAAAGATACATCAGGCTTTGTTATTAACAATTACTAAAAATAAGAATATGGATGCAATAAAACTAAAACCAGCAGCAGCAAAAAAGATACTAAACACAAAAAAGGCTTTCATTTGCTTTAATACACAAAACAATATAATTAATGAATATATTTTAACGGACGACCTTATAAGACACAAAAATAAGTTTACATTTTTTAAGGTGATAAGCTGCATCAAAA